ATTGTAGACAGACCAATAAGCAGAAAATGTATATCGAAGTGAAATACACGATATATAGATCTGTTGATTCGGTTGCAGTCCAATCACTTGCACAAATGGGAATCTCCAATCCTGCACTCCTAGCTTGGGAACTTCTTCCGTATAGTTTCGTTATAGACTGGTTTATTCCCATCGGGAATTACCTGTCAAACATCGATGCTACTTCGGGGATGTCCTTTGTAAAGGGGTGTAAGACTGTCGTTATTAAAAACGAGGTCAATGTGCATTCTGTTACCAAACCTGGCAGTCTTCAGTTCTTTGCCGTGGATTTGAGGGGTTCGAGTAAGACGTATGAGATTACCAGGACGAGACTAACGTCTTTCCCTAGTAATCGACTTCCGGCTTTCAAAAATCCCTTAAGTTTTACCCACGTCGCGAACGCGATTGCTCTTCTCCAACAACTTAGGAAGTAAACATGGCAAATGCCGTCAATATGATCATCGCAGATGGTCAAGCTACACCCGTCAACATGACGCTGGTTCCGATTTCGAAAGACAACGCAGGGGTTTATTGGTTTGCAGATATTGCAGAACCAAACCCTCTGTTTCGTCGGACGGCATCGTTATCGCTGAAAGCGCCAACGCGTGCTCAGAAGGAACGTAAGTTCCGTGCGACAATTCGTGTGTACGATCCGACACCGGATATCACATCGCCAACGACCGGAACAGGTGTTCAACCTGCCCCATCGAAGGCGTATGAACTGGTGTCGGAATCCACCTACTGGATTCCAGAACGGTCGACCCTGGCTGAGAGAAAGGATGCGCGGGCTTTTGGCCGTAACATCCAGAATCACCCTCAGGTTATCGATCTTCTTGAGAATCTGGTGATGTGTACTTAATGGACTGGTTCTATGAGCTGATTGAGTGGATTTCTAAAAATCTTCCACTCTTACAACAGCTCGCAGACTGGTTCAAAAAGTTCTTTAACTAACTTCAAAGGCTTACCTTGATACAATTTAAGATCCAATTCACTAACCGACGTGATAACGAGATCCGTGTTGTAAAACACATTTCGTCCATTCACGAGCTGTTCTCAGGAATTTCAACCTGGTTCAGCAACCTGAACGCTAAGTCCGCGAGATTGAATAACATCTCCGTTCCGCATCAGTACCTTCCTATTGACGGTCGCAAGCAGGTTATTCCTGATGTGATCATTAATATTGAAGTGGTCGGTGAAGAAGGATCTTTCACTGTACCTTGTTTTGCTTATGAACCGGTTAAGCGTCGATACTGCCCAAGTTTATCTAGGCGGAATACGATGCGTTTCCGGTACCGTCTCTCTAGGTTTCTCACTGGCACGGATTCGTCCGGGCCGGGTGATGAGGTAGACGCACTAGTGCGCCATATCATTAAAGAAATCATTAACAGAGACTTCAGTTAGTTCACATCCTATGTAGATTTAATCACATAAAGGTACACGAATGTATAATGCAAAAGCACGTCGTTCGAAGAGCAAGGCAGCTTCAAAGCTGCTTCGCTCTTACCGCGTTTCCACGTCTGTTACAGACGATACCGTCACGCATTTCTTCTCCTCAATTGACTCACCTCGTGCGTTGACTTGTTGGATGCTCTATGTGAATAGAGAACATCAACAGCTAGTCGAACTCGAGTGTGACCCACGGCAATATAATTGCCCTTTTGAGTTCCGTGATGCATTTTTAGCTACGAAGTTCCTGTCAAAGAGCTGCTACTTGTCGTTGGAAAACGACCCGGAGCGTATTGCCCTTGATAAGTTCTTTTTGGCTGAAAAGGCATGTGGAGAAACCAATCTTCGATTGCTGTCATCTACTCCATGGTCCCTTTCCAAGGATCATGGCGAGTGGTTGCTTAATGCAACTACTCGGAAAATACAGATGATATTAGGCGAATTTTCGGCTGAGGAAATGGCGGATGGTGGTCGTTGGGGTCCGGGAAGTACTTACCATTTAACCGGTAAGGACGTCTCGGCTGCTAACAAGTTCCGCAGTAAAAGCGGAATAACGCAGGATTTCCTTTCCCTGATAGGACCTTGTTTTTACTCGGCCTATCCTGGTTGGTGTTCACACACCGTCGGTTCTTATGGAATCGAACCTTTCGAGGTAACCGCGGGGAATCGTCTTCTCACTGTCCCTAAGAACGCAAAGACGGATCGTGTCATCGCTGTCGAGCCTGCCATAAACTTATGGTTTCAGCTCGGCATTGGTGCCATGATTCGTAGGCGTTTGGGACGCTACGGTCTTGATCTAAACACTCAAGATAAGAATCAACAGAAAGCAAAGGTGGGCAGTTTAACTGACCATTTAGCGACTGTTGATTTTAGCAGTGCTTCTGATATGATATCCAGACGTACGGTGGAGATGTTGCTTCCACCAGTCTGGTATCGCGTCATGAATGCCGCTCGTAGTAAATGTAC